CCTGGCTTCTCTGGCAAAGGATCGGCCGGTGTATTTTTCTATGAATTTCCAGGCTCCGTATAGAATCATTGTCAGGAGGGCATCTTTGCTCGTTCCGGAGACTTCCAGATATGTCTTTAATCTTGCGAGTGTGGTTAGTGCTTTATCTAGGGTTGCCATATATTTTATTTACTTTGATGCCTGTACCCTCGACCGGCATTCCTACCTTTTCGAAGGGACTGCATTATACGAGTATTGTAGAACTTTTTTCTAAGGGTTGGCCACTGGGATTTTTTGTCCTGGGCTTCCTCTTTTGACGCTTCCATATCCTAATCTTACTATACCACTTTGCCATTAAAAAAGGACCGGTTGCGCATTCCGGTCCTTTACCTAAGCTTTGTATCATCATGCCCTTGCCTCCGTCGGTAGGGATTCAAGCTCAGTCGCTCGATTTCAGACGTCAGCTACTTAGCTGATGTTTGTGTTAGTTAACTCCACAAACGCCTGGGTGAGTGCAACTTCACCATCGACTCTTTCTATAATCTTGAGGCCAACCTGATGTTTTTCCCAAGTATTTCCAGCTTCGGTGGTTACTTCCATTGTCACCTGTTGCCTATCACCGATGTAGTAGAACGAAAGATCACCCAAGAACCCCTTGGATGAGGCGACATAGTCGTCAACTAAAATTGGCCTACCTTTAAGGGTAGGAATCTCAGCCTGTAAAGACGGGTAGAGATAAGCTCCGTTTAGATCCTTTTTGTTCTCCAAGAATTCCATCACACGGCTGTTCATCAGCCAGCGTGAGGTCGATCTGTAAGCTTTTGGAAGCTTCCAGTACATCTTTGTGATGTGGTCAGGAGTCAACGCATTTCCTGCACTAACCTGTCTGAAGGTTTCCTGATCGATACCTTTCGGTTGGGTTGTTCCGTTCCCATTTATGAAGACTTTATTTTCTTCATCGGTTACCCTGTCGACAAATCTTTGTCGAAGGACTTCCATGATAGATATTGCGCTATCATCGAACAATTCACGAGAGGTATAGATAATGGCGTTAAGCCTGAAAGGAGTCAGTGAGACCTCTCCAAAGTCGGCCGAAGTGGTCGAGATCGAAGTGTTTTCTGTTCCCCAATACACCTTAACGTCTGCAGACAATTTCGGGATGTTCAATAACTTCCCCTCCATAGGAATTACGGTTGCGTATTTCCTAATCGAATCTGTTTGCAGGATGTGCTGAATAAGGTCAGCCCTGAATTCATCAGGTACCAAGTAACCTCCGTCAGCCGGAGTTCCTTCGGACAATGCCTTAACCCTAGACTCGTCTTTGTTTACTAGAGCTTTCGCAAACTCAGCAAAGCGATATGCTTTGGAGAATTCTTTGTAAGCCTTTTCATTTTCGACGTCAACGTGTTGCTTTTCAGCAGCAGAGCGGACTTCTGTTTCAAAGTCGCCTTTTTCATTGGGATCGTCTTTTACGACTTTCCTGTCAGGGGCTATCTCTTTCGAGACAGAACCCACCATCTCCTTCACCATCCCCACCAGCTCCGTTGCCAATTCCTTGGCTGCGGCAGTTACTTCTGGATCGGCGGCTCCGGCACCTTTTCCGTCCTCATGCATTTCGGCCTTGAGTTCGGCGACAAGACTTTTTTCAGTCTCATCCTTACCCTCAAAATCAGGGTTTTTTGCTAACTCTAACAAGAGTTTTTCGCGTATGGTCATTTATTTTTTATCATTTCCTTTCGCTGGAGTCTTGCGGACCGCACGTCGCGCAGCATTTTCCTCAGAGAGGATTTGCTGGAATTGCCGCGTAGCCTCGCGGATAACGGCAATTACTCGACGTCGCGATTGAAGCGACGGATTTTCAGGATCTGCAGTGCGCGGGCTTTCGCCTGGTGCAGTTCCTCCTCCGTCCTCACCCTTTTCAGGGTTATCGACGGGGGGTATGTCTTGCTCTTTAGGTGGCTCCGGTGTCGGATCCACAGGTTTTGCCGGATCAACTACCGGCTCAGGGGTAGGTACAGGATCTGGGGCTGGATCTACTTCTTTTTTGCTATTGGCTGCTTCTTTTACATCCTTTTCCTCAACCTCGTCGATCATTGATTTGAAGGATCTTACTGCAAAGGATCTCTTTTTAAGGGCTTGTAGGGCTTCCGGATTCGCAGGGACCGGAACGGCTGATAGTTCGAGCAATTCGTTATCCATCAATACTGGCGGATTGTCGTCGTCCTCCTCCATTACTTTATGGCTGATAAATCCTACCGAGAAAGCGTTTAGGAACTTCTCTTTATATTTTCGGAAGATATCGGCGGCAAAGGGGTCGGCCATGTCGAACTGAATGTCGAATACCAGTTTGTTTTTCTTAATCTCGACGTTTACCGCTTTTGCGATCGGAGGTCTATCCTCTCCCAGGGTCAGGTTGTGCGCCCAGAGGATTACTGGGTTTTTCTTAAAGGAGTCGAGGATCCAGGTTTTTTGATCTATGGATTCTCCGTATCTGTCGACTGTTGAGGTGGATCCTACCACGCTTATCAGGAGTCCGTCGGTTTCACTTATCTCTTTAACTAGAGCTTTTGCGTAGCGTTTTTGGTTTTTCATGTCTATATATTTTATAACAGGGATAGGACATTAGGTCAATCGGTAAGCTGTCTCTTAACTTCTTTCAGCGTAGCACTTCGCAATACCTCTTTCAATTGCTTTTTATCTCTCAATTTAGATTTTACACCCTTTTTCATCCCCTTGTCGCTGGACATCAAAACTGGGATCAGGGTGCATCGGCAACTTGTGTGAAGAGGTGGCTCGCCTACATCGGTGAAGCTTACGGTCATTGTTACGTTTTTGCCGTTTTCGTTTTTGCCGGTTATTGTGTCGCCTTCCTCAAAGTAATCGTCTCCAAGGCTTACTACCTTGCCGTCAAGGGGTCCACACCAGGGACAGACTCGCTCATCGTGGGCTGTCAGCCATTCTTTAGCTTCAACCACTCCGCTTTGCTTATATGCTTCCAGGGTTGCGAAGTTTGTTGCTCTCAGGCTTTCGGTTCTTGCGATCTGGGCTGATCTGTAGCCTCTGGCATCCTCAAATACCGACTCAATCCTCTCTCTGAGTTTCGGAATGCCTTCCCCTTCGCTTACCCCCTCGGCCAGTTGCTCTCTTAGGGCGTCGGTTGTCGTTTCGTTAATGCTTGGGATGAATTTCACTCCGTCGCTTTTAAGGAAGTCTTTGATCGCCTGGCTTTGCATATAAAATACTGCATCCGGCACGAGTTGCTGGATCTGGAGAACCCCTTCGGTTTCCAGGAAGCTTTTGATCAGATCGATCAGGGGTCCGGCGAATATGCTATTCTCTCCGGTGACATCGGCAACGTCGTCAATGCTTTTTACCGCTTTGGTTTTTTCGACCGTTCCGGACAACTGAGTCTCAAGTCTGTCTTTTACCCTTTGCTCCTGGGCATTGAACAATCCTCCGAGGGTTTTGGTTACCATTTCCTCTCGTTTGTCGGTCCTTCCGATCATTGAGCGCCATTCCATCTCTCGCATTTCCATTTTATGATCATCCGGAGTTTCGCTCTCTTTTACAGGAGCGTTCTTTCCAGTGTGATCTCTTTTTCGCATTATCGTTAGAAGCATTATCTTGGCTTTTTCGCTTATTTTTGAGATAAGTTTGTTTGCCGTTGCTTCAGCATGGGGGAACGGAGGGATCCTTACCCTGAAGGTACTCATTTTCTTTTTCTTTGCCGCTTCTTTTTGGTCCTGGGTTTGGGCGCCCACCTCTTGCAAGCCGAATGGTACCAGGAGTTTGTCGCCTCCGTCGATTGGTCCGTAATCCTCAAGCTCTCTTACTTCGTTTCTGGTTAGCCAGCCATGCTTCAGGCCGTTATCGTAGAGCTTCAGTTGATACTCATTGTCGGCCGGAACCGGTGAGACTATATCGAAGAAGAGGTTTGGATCTCCGTATCTGGGCAGAAGGAATTCTGTCAGGGTGGCTGCAATTCTCCACTCTTTTGGCTCAATGACGTTTTCAAGGAAGACTGCCCTTGCTTCTCTTGCATTGGCGCGGTTAACGTCGTCGGTTACTGCTACGATCACTTTTGGCACACGATACATTGCGAAGATCTCGTCTCTTGTGAACCTTCGGCCTTCGATATAATCCATATCTTTTTGGGAGAGGCCGACGTCTTTCCATTTCAGGCCACCTTCAAGGATTGCAACCTTCCAGCTATTTTCCTCTCCTTTATGGACTCGCTCCCATTCCTCACGGAGGACGACTCTTTGCTCATCCGTCAGATTTCCTTCCGCTTCCAATGCACCTCCTGGCCTGGCTGAGTTATTAAAGAAGTTTCGGTTGTATTTGCTGGCTGAGTTATCGAGATCAATTGCTTCTGCAGAGGCTCTTATCGTCCCATAACCTCTGTATGGATTTTTGGGGTTGAAGTCTTTGAATGGGATTACCTGCTCGAACGGCACGGTTATCTTTCGCTCTCCTGGCGGTCCGTAGGAGTAGCTCTCAATCATTTTGTTTTTCGTGTCTTTTATCTCAAGCCAGTCCGGTCGGAGGGTCCAGATTTCACTTGGTTTTTTTGCGGATCCGGTAAGCCACCAGTAGCTTTCGCCTAGAAGATCGAGGTATCCTTCCGTCGCTTCCCAGAGTGCGTAGGATGTGTAGAGGGGGTTTACCTTGTAGAGAAGATCTAAGACTGGATGGCTGTCGACTTGCTCAAATTCACTCTGATTCTTTCGTCTTTTTAGAACCAGTTGAAGGCTTCCTACCTCCTGAGTTATTGCGGAGACACAGGAATAAACCCATCCCTTGTATGCATCGAGGTATTCCGATGCCTTCATTGCAGGTCCTATTGCCTGGCCTTTGAGGAACGTTGCCCGAAGATTTGGCCGGTCAGCTTGATCAACCTGCTTTACGAAGCCGAATGTTTTTGCTATGTTGTCGAGTAATTTCATCCTAGTGTCCAAATGTGAGGCTTGGCAACTCGTTGTCTCAGGCTAAACGCATATTCTGCGAGCGCCCATGAGTCGGGATAGTCATCGTGATATTCCTGTCCCTGCTCGTCGTCCGGATGGTGACATGAGAGGAATTGCCCCTTATATTCCATTTCCAGA